ATCCGCCTCACGTAACATCGTGGACGAGTTCGCAGGTAGTACCATGACCCGGCTGCAACAGATCGCACCCCGGCTCGCTGTCGCCCTAGCTGAGACAGAGTACCTGACTCATGCGAACGCACAGAAGTACATAGCCCGTGGTGACGCTGTGTTCAAGCGTATCGACGCACTGGAGCTAACGGATACCCAAGCCAAGGCTTTCAAGATCGCAGCTCTAAACAGCCGTGAGAGCGCCAAGAGGGTGCTTCGTGGATTTGGTAAGGATGCCTCCGTCATGGACGACTTCGGTGGTATCATGGATGAAATGGGTGTATACCTCGGAACTGCTGAGTTAGGTGGTGGCCTTCGGGCTAACTACGTACCGCGGCAGGTGGTTGATACCTCCTACTTCGAGAACATCCCTGAGTACAAGACGTACCTAGGGGAGCTGGCGAAGAAGAAGGGTGTCTCCGAGCTGACTGGCTTCGAGAAAGAGATTGCCTTATCTGAGGTGATCAACGGAGCCATGCAGCGTGGTGAATCCAAGACAGCTTGGGGCCGGGCAGCAAGCCAGCTACAGAAGCGTGGTGTGAAGGTGGACGGCAGCAATGTGGACGCCTACGCAGACGTACGAGAGGGCTTCCATGACTACGTTCAGAACATCACCACTCAGGTAGAGCGTCGTAAGTTCTTCAAGGGACAGGGGGCGGATGTATCGGACCTCGGGCCTAACGCGGAGAACATCGATCAAGTGACGGGGCGATTGGCTAAGCAACTGGCCAAGGGAGACCTGACTGAGGAGCAGGTGGATGAAGCCACTAGGCTGATCCGTATGCGCTTTGGTCCCGGTGAGCAAGCACCCTCACGTGCGGTTCAGAACTTCAAGAACCTAACGTACATGGGACTGCTCTCCCATCCGGCCTCGGCGGCCACCCAGTTTGGTGACACAGCCCTGAGCATGTACCGCAATGGCATCGGCAATACTGTCGGGGCTATGATCGGGCAGATCAGTGGTCGGGGTAAGCTGAACGGCTTGGACAAGGAGACCCTGTTGGGTATCCGTAACGCAGCTACTGACTTCGCCTCTAAGGTGGGGACACGTGACGCGCTGGCCTTCGGCCTCAAGTACTCAGGCTTCTCCCACATGGACACGTTCGGTAAGAACACGTTCATGCAGGCGGCTATGTCGAAGGCGAAGAAGATGCCTGAAGCAGAGTTCAAGCAGAAGTGGAGTAAGATATTTGATCCCGAGGCAGAGGCAGGAATGCCCACACCACGGACAGATTCTTTGTTCGCGAAGGTACAGGAGTTTGATAAGATCATTCCCGAGAACCGAGAGGACATAGGCTTCATGCTCTGGAACGAGCTGTCTGATGTGCAGCCAATCGCACTCAGCTCCATGCCGGAGCGGTACTTGCAGCACCCGAATGGGCGCATGGCTTACATGCTCCAGTCGTTTACGCTGAAGCTGTTCGATGTGATGCGGAAGGATATCTATAACGCCGCGGCCAATGGCCAGTATAAGAAGGCAGTGGTTAACGCCACCAAGCTCTCGACCCTCTTCGTTGCCACCAACGGCACAGTGGATGGGTTCAAGGGCTTCATGATGGGCAAGGACCAGACGGTCCCTGACGTCGTGGTGAACAACTACCTGAAGATGCTGGGTATGAATAAGTATATGCTGGATGGTATCGGGTCAGACGGCTTGGGTGATACACTGCTCAAGACTATAGGTCCGCCAATGGCACTGCCGAACGCACTGCTCTCGCCTGAGAAGGCACTCAAAATGGCACCCATTGGGGGCCGCGCAATAGAGGGGTTATTTAATCGATGACACTAGGACAGAAGCAACGCGCATTCACGAACATGGTGGCCCAGTTAATATTCTGGGCCTATGACCATGGCTACGAGCTGACATTCGGGGATGCCTACCGGGACCCCCGTGTGTTCGGCCCAGTAGGGGAGAAGAAGGGATATGGTAGGTCGATGTCCAACCATAAGATCCGACTCGCCGTGGACCTCAATCTGTTTAAGGATGGGGTGTATATGACAGAGACCAAGGACCACGAGCCTCTCGGTGAATACTGGGAGAGCCTCGGTGGTGCATGGGGCGGGCGTTTCAATGATGGGAATCATTACAGCGTCGAATATGAAGGGAGACGATAATGCTACAGATGTTAATAGGCCCTATCATAGGGGCGGTCAGCGGGTACTTCTCCGACAAGGCCAAGATCAAGCAGGCCAAGGTTGAGGGGGAGGTTCGGCTCATACAGTCAGCGTCAGATAACGTGTCGGACTGGGAGCAGCTACACGCGAAGGGATCGCAGAGCTCTTGGAAAGATGAGTGGGTACTGATACTGTTCAGCATCCCGTTTATTCTGGGGTTTGTGGATCTGTCGTGGATGGATGGACCGGGGATTGTAGAGGCTGGCTTCGTAGCCTTTGACGCTGCACCTGACTGGTACAGCTATACGTTCGTCACCATCTCCCTTGCCTCATTCGGCATTCGGATGAATGACAAGATCAAGGGCATGATGAAGTAAAACTAAGGGGAGGGCATTGCGCCTTCCCCTTTTTTATGCCTGCTATTTGAAGATGTCGAGCCAGTGTTTGTCCTGTACTTTAGGCTCTGGGGGTATTATCTTGAACCCGCTTCTCAGAAGATATTCCAGTAATTCCAGAAACCTATCACTCCCTGCAAGCCCCCCAAGGACATCAATCACACTCTGTAGAGTAAGCCTCCGTTCCTCCTTCGCTATCGCAGACTCATTAGCTCTAAGGGCAGAGTCTTTTGACATGTGAGAAACCCCTTGGTCATCAATCCAACGCAGCTCCTGCTTCATTTTACACTAACCTTGCTGAGAGCCGTATCAACTGCCCCCATGTAGCTCGACAGTACACCCCGGCCCCGATCTGCAACTTCTGCCCAGTCAGTGCGATCTGGTTCGTTATAGCATTCTTCGAGCGAGCTGATCGCAGCCGTCGCAACTTCCCGTTGTTCACGCCTTTCATTTTCTATCTCCTTTTCTAGTAGGGCCATCGCTCTCCATGCCACCTTGGCACTATGGCGTACGCCGTCAACATCTAATGTACCCCGGTCGAGGAAGTGCCGCATGAGTGCGTCAGCCTCGTCACCAGACTTTGTCCTATCCCAGAACAAGGCCTTGCCGGGGTTGTGTTGGTCATTGCCAATACGACTCAGCTCAGCCACCACCCTCATGGCATTCGGGAAGTAATCCACGAAGCCTGTAGCGATGGGGAGAGCCTTGCGTTCCTTGGCGCCTGTTGGTAGGTTCATGATCCCTTATACTCCTTGACTGCCTTACGCAGCCACTTGTGTAGTCCTGCATTAAAGAACCTCCGCCAGAAGTACCCACGTACAATGGACACTACGGTGAAGATCAGTGTGATGGTGAGGCTGTGGTCTATGGAGAGGACACCCGACTTAACCAACGGTCGGATGACATACTCCCAGATCGCGAGGGCGACGATGAAGCCGCTCCCCACGCTACACAGCTTCTCAGCCAAGCTCTCTAGCTTAGTCTGTGTCATTGGGCCACCTGCCAGAGGACCCACCCAATACTAATTAACACATAGAGGATCAGTAGCACCCCTACGATATAGGCAAACCTATCTCCCAATGCAAAGTCTTCTTTATTCATAACCACCTCTCCTTCAGATATGTCATACTCAGTTCCATCAGGCAGTAGTTGCCCTTTTCCACCTCGTGCTTGTAGAGGCAGCCGTGCCAGTGCTTGTTGCCCTGTGGCCCCTTGTATGCCTCCTCGTGTTGGTAGAAGCTACCGGCTACTGTGCCACGGATAGTGTCTCCGTTGTTCAGCGCCTTGATCGCAGTCTCCAGTCCCTGCTGGTGGCCCATCGTGAAGCTAAACCCGAGGTTCGTGAGCTTCGTGTGAGCCTTGCCGCCGAGGGCCCGGCCACTCATGGCATTGTAGAAGTAGTGGGCATACCAGACGCCATCGATGTTGACGGGCTTGGTGAAGTCATACACCTCCCATCCATACTTCTCCAGCTTCAGGTCCTGATAGCCAAGCTTTCCAGCCAGCTCAGGGTTAGCGTTGACGTGGCGCATGATGCGCTCCTCGTGGTTACCGATAAGGAACACCATGCGGGGGTTATACTGCTTGATCTTCTGGTACTTCTGCTTGCGCTGGAGGTCCTTGATCGGCCCGAGTAGGGCCATCATGCCTTCCAGTCCTGCAACGATATCATCCTGATACCTCTTACCTTCCGCCTTCTTGGTGCCTCTATCGTAGCTGGATAGCGAAGACATATCCCAGTGATCGCCTAAATGCACGATCACCTCGGGACGCTTCTCCACTATGTAATTACCAGCCGCTGTCAGGTGGTTCAGCTTGACGCCGGGCTTCACCTGTGTGTCGGGGATTACAAAGTGTTCCATTATTTATTTTTCTCCAGTTGAGTTTTGGTTTTGTGACAGGATTTGCAAAGCACTTGCAACCCATCCTTAGCGCAGAAGAGCCGGTTTACAAATGGGACTAGGTCTTCATCACTACGGAGGCTACCGGCCGGGACGAGGTGATCTACTTCCACCCCTGTGGCAGCGAAGAGTGCGTCGCAGTGGGCGCATGCCCATCGCTTGGCTGTTCTCACCTGCCCCTTCTTGGCCCCTGACTGGTACACGCCCCCGGTCTCTACGACCCGACATGCATCAGTCATTGCCTCCCTCTTCGGTGGCCAGTACTTAGCCCCCTGCCTTAGTCCAGATCGGATAAACTGCCAGTATCTAGCTGTTGTTATCTCCGGGCACTTCGGGCACGGTGGTGTCTTTGCTGCCATCCTTGGCTTCTCCTGTATTTTTATAGATTGATGATCCAGTGACGTGGTAAAAACCTAGCTCGTCTCCGATCTCATTAGAGTGGAGGAGCAGGGTCCCTGTTCCATTTAGCACGACGTCCTTAAACCATTCCCTTTCATCTTCCTCAGACAAGGGAAAGATCACTTTGGGCACGGTGGTGTCTTTGCTGCCACCCTTGGCTTCTCCTTCTATTAGTTCGTGCGGAGTATAGCGGGTACAATCTCCGCATCTACTGTCGGGTGCTAGCCATTGAACAGGGGCGTCACACTGATAGCATATCTTCATGTCCCCTCCACGTAGTAACAGGCCCAGCCTCCTCGGCCACCCATCACATCTATTAGCTCAGCGTTACGCTTGCCTCTCTTGTTGCAGTCCGAGGCGGCGATGAAGTACTCGTGGTCAAGGGGGATGTACTCTCCATCACTCACCTGATTCAGGTCGTACGTTCGGAGGAGGTAGGCGGCCTCTACTGAGCCTGCCCACATCATCAACCCAAAGATAATTACTGAACCGAGGGCTATCCGGTATAGTATTTTTAATGCACTCATTCCATTCCTCCCAGTCGAAACATCTCGTTGTCCTTCCGCCGCATCCACAGGAGAGTGAGTACTTCCGTGAGTGCAGATCGAGGGTCGTCGTACACCTCCCTATACAGGTCGAGCAGTACACTTTCGTACTCGGCTGGTGTGTGACAATCACTGAGGGCAGTCTTGGCCTTGACTGGGCCCATGCCCTTAATGCCCGGGATATTGTCGGCAGTATCTCCAGTGATAGCTTGAGTATAGAAGCTTCTCCAAGCTTGCTCCGGTGTAACATAATACTTCTCCTTCTTTCGGAAGTTGTAGTGCCAGCCGGGGGTGTTGTCCAAGTCCTTGTCGATCGTGGCAGCGATGTGCCCTTCCAACATAGCTCGGGACAGAATGTCGTCGGCCTCTTCATCCACACTGACCACGGCATAGGGCCGGGCCATACTCCACTCACGCAGAGCTTCGTAGTTGATGGGCTTCTCCGAGACGCGGTTGCCCTTGTAGGGCTGGATCGTGGCTACCTTCGTGCGGTAGTTAGTATCCCCTGATATCACCAACACCTTGTCCTCCCCACCTGCCTCAGCGTGGATGCTTGCAATGGCAGTCTTGATAGTCAAGATGGCTGCCAACGGTGTCTCTGCTATCACCTTCGTCTCTATCTCTGCGTCGGGATGACGCTCTACGTACGTCTTCATGACATCCTTCTCCACCGTAGGGAGCAGCGGAGGGCCCGAAGGCCCCCCTTTACAAGCCCATTGCTTGTGCTGCGTTGCAAACCCTACCTGATAGAGCAAAATATCACCGTCGATGTACGTGTTACTGACGGGTTTCTTCTGCATCTGTTACTACCTCAATGAGTTTTGGGTAGGTGCGTTTACTATCAGCGTACTTAGCGTTCACTGCTGACAGGCGCACCTGCATTTCGAGCATGGTATCTACGGCACGTGGTAGGAGGTAGTCCTCAAACTCCACAACCCCGGTTACCCGGTTGAGTATGTGGTAGACGGGTGTTGCTATCCCGTCTCTGAGGGCCTCACCAACGGCCAGTAGGTAGTCTTCCGTGACGTACTCATACTCACTCATTAGGCAGCGGCCTCCTCTTGTACACCCCACGCAGCAGCGAAGCCTGTGTAGTTCTCGGCGTCGACCAGCTTGGTGCGAATCCAAGGCGGCATCAGAAGGAACGTCTCTTCGTCAGGGGCATCGAAGTCAAACGAGTAGGCCTCACGGCTCAGCTCGGGTACAGGCATGCCCTTCATGGAGGGGACCACATTGGCTACCTTCGCGTTGCCGGTGGATGTGCTACCGACGCTCAGCATACATGTGAGGTCCAGCAGCTCAGTCAGGCTCTTGATGCCCGGCTTGAGGGCGGCGATCAGCTTGGTGAGGTTAGCCTTCTCGTGTGCCGAGGCGGTGTACTCCTTGCTGATCAGGCGGGGAAGCTCTTCCACGGTGCCATCGTTGTGCTCAATGCTCATGGTCTCCGTCGGGAGTTCCCATGTGATAAGCAA